GCATTCTACTAACTACACGGGTAATAGCTGGTGTTAATAGTAAAGCTCGTTCTCTGTCGCTGTCGTTGATGATAGCTTGTATTGCCTCTTCAGATACAATAGCTCGTAGCATAGGAAGCAATGTGTGATGCTGTTCTACACACATCTTTGTTATTTTCCAGACGTATGTCTGACGAGCTGTGTTAGCTAACCAGAAATTACCTAGTGTTCTATACTCCCCTCCATACTCTTTGAAGCGAATACAACCCGCCTTGCCGTATAACAAGCGGCGATGTCTATCGTTATCTGTAATAACAGACCACAGCCCTAACGTAGCATCCAAGCACTTCGCAATGTTAATTGTCGTAGACACCGAGGGATTATCGTAGGAATAATGTATGTGTCCCGCCGCTGTTCGTAGCACTGTCTTAGCGTTGGGTGTGGGGTTATTCTTGTTTGAATAGATGTTGTAATCTGCTGTACAGCCCAGCTTCATAGCGTCAGCAGGATAGGAGAGCAGTTGTTGCTTAGTGTAATGATGGGAGCTTTTACACACAAGCTCATAGCCTTCTAGCTTCTCTCCCAATTGAACACGAACACTACTAATCTTTGTCAGCCACTCATCCAACGTAGCGCATGGATCTGTTGCCATCTCTGCAAGAACATTATCCTCTTGCAAATTACCATTCTCTACTAAGAGCGGGGCATTCTTACTGCCCCCAATCAGACCAATAGCACTACCAATCTCCCCTCTGTGTGACACAAAGAATTCACAATCTGTACCCATTTTTTTAAATACACTCATTTGTCGTGTCCTCACCAGTCTTCGTCAGCAGTAGGATGGTCGTTGCCATAAACATCTGCGTCGTCTAGCACTTTCACCGTCTCCTTGTGTGTGTGCCCATCTCTGTAGGTAGAGGCTACATATGCCTCGTATTTAGCAGGAAGCTCAGGAGCTGTCATCCATTTCCATCCCTTCTCTATTTCCCAGACACGTATTTCAAACTTGTCTCCTTCCCAGCCATTAACTTCTACAACATGGCTGTCCGCACAAATCTCGTCTAACACTGCACGTAAATGCTTAGCACTGCCGCTCTCAAAGTTGTGTGCGCTATCTGTTAATACAAATTTCCAGCGATAGCCTTCTGGCTTTCGTTCTGCTGAACGTTGTCTAAGTAGATAGTGCATAAACACATGAGCAGCTTTGATGTCTGTACAATAGTAGTGGCCCACACTAATAGTAGAACAATCTCCCATTGTATTTATAAGCTTAGCGCTGCAATTACTGATGTGATACTTACCAAAGTCTGCCCTTACTTTCACTTCTGTAGGGGTTGTATATTCAAACATCCTCTTTCTCCTTTTCTTTGTGTGCATCTTTGTCTGCTAAATGCGCATTCAATTTCTTCTGTAGACGCCTAACACCACGAGCTAGGAACATAAGACCAACACTGCCTCCTACAACACTCGTAACTACAGGAGCCCATAAGAATACATCCAACACTATTCCAAGACCCACTAGAGCTGCTATAGCCATCAAATTACCTACTAATAAGGGCCCCTTATATTTAGAGACATAATATGTTACATATTTAATACGAGATTTACGGTAGTAGTGAGTGCCGTGGGGCGTTGTGTGTTTTTCCCAGAGTTCCTTGTCATCGCAGGAATGCAACATACTCTGAGTATAAGACTTGTAATAATCTACTTTCTTCTCTTCTTTGCAGAGAGCTTCTTTGAGAGAGAGGTCTTCGATAAACGCCCAAAGAGAGCCCCCAATAAGATAAGACACATAGCCGATAAGGCTAGCGAGACATAATGCCACACAAGTAGTAAGCATACCAACAGTGTTAGAATGGGCAAAGCCTTCAGCAATCCAATTAAAAATAGTTTCCACAATGTTATTCTCCCTTACTGGTGTGAGCGGAAAGGTCTGCCATGTGCAATGATAGCTTGTTCTTTAGCCTCACAACAGCTCGGACGAGACGTAGCGTGGTATATGTACTAGCTATTAATACAGGTAGCCATATAGCTTCTGCTAATAAAAAGAATAGGGTAGGTAACACCATAACACTAGACACAACAAGGGCTGCTAGCATCATCATCGAAGAAAGAAAAATAATAAAACCCCGCTCAACCTCCCAACTAAAATCAAAGTGTATAAACAGCTTCGATGTCTTGTTATAGTCCTCATCGTCTGTTACATAATCAAACGATAGAGCAACAACAACACACATAGCCCATAAGGCTAGGAGTCCTCCAGCCACAAAGAGGCCAACAGGAAGCCATGCATCCATAGTGCCAGCAGCTAGGGCCTTTGTTATTAATAAAAAGAAATTTTCCATGTTGTTCTCCTAGGTTAAAATGCTTGTTCTCGTAACATGGCAGGCAATTCTCCCATGTCATTAATAAAAGATTGTGCTTCTTTCTTTGTGTAGAAGCATCCAATCATTACGTTGTTATGTACAACATGCCAGAATGTCTTAGCTGGGCTTCTGATTATAGTCATTACATTCTCCTAGCCAAATACACTGGCTGTTATTTGTTTCATAGATGTATAGGCTGGAGTCATTGCATAATCACTAAACAGCAACAACACCAAGCCTATAATGAGTGGTATCCCTTTCGGAATGATAGCTTGTTCTTGCGAACAAATAGCTTGTTCTTTCCTCATAAAAACCTATGGCTTACTTCACCACTAAGGTCTTTGATTATATCAATGTCAGAAAAAGTAGCACTATAAGCAGGATTTAACACCACTTCCTTATTCAAGTGTATACGAGAATGCACTACTAAGTTCTTACTATCTCCTTTCTTTCTAATGGTTAAATATATCCAAGCAGGCAGAGGTTGTGCTTCCATCCTATAGCCCCGCTCTTCGGGGTAGTCCACGCGGCGGTAGAGATGTTTGTATTTCATGCAAACGCACTCAACAATCTCTTGCTCTCTTCGCATAGCTCATGCTCTTTAGCATGTTTCTTTAGCTTAGCTACAAGCGATAGAACAGCCGCCTTCTCATTCCATACACTAGGCTCTTTATCTTCTTTCATATAGAAGGGAGCTTTGTTAGCATCCATTACAATTGCTATTTTCTCCCAGCTATTAACATCTAGCTTCTTACCTTTATACCCACCAGTGCCGTTGTTAGCCTTACTATCCCATTTCAACATACCTTTCGTATGTTTGCTAATAAAGAATTTCAATGCATTACCTCTGCCCGATTTAGGCATAGCTTTAACAAGCTCTGTAAGAATGGTGTTATCTCCACATTGTAGCCAATGTGCAATACCAGACACAGCAACGTCATGTATACGTTGATCTAGCTTAACACCAGCTTTAGAAATTAGTGTTGTTGTTTCTTTACATTTCTTTAATGTTAATACGTTCATATCATTCACCTTTAATTAGCTGTCAATGGTTTAAGTGTTCTTACTGTCTTACTCACGGTAATTACGTGAGCTACTTCAGGTTTTTGCTTTGCTTTGAGCTTACAAGATTTGTTTATCCTTGCTAGCCTTCTATTACTTCGAGTCATAATAATACACCTTAAGAAAAGAATATTATTAAAGCAGTGATATTCACCGACATCATTTATGATGGCCTACACGGCTGGTTATGCGCCTCACTGGGGGCGCGTTCCTATTTCCCCTAAATAACTAGGGACGCTAGAACAAACGATCGGCAATTTCATAAGCGGTTAGCCTTGGCCCGCATGCACTCACTGGGATTCAATAGAAAGCCTTTAATATGTCACGTATGCGACACGTTAACACCTTCACCTCCCGCGCTGGTTGCTTAGCGCTTGGCTCCCTTGCATGACAATAGCCACACAAGCAAACACAAAAGAGAAACACTTTCCCTTAACAGATGTGACTAATTATAATCACATCTATTTAAGAGTCAAGCTCTATTTAAATTATTTATGGTAGCTTACCAGTGTAAGCAGCTACGTTGATGATAGCTTGTATATATGCCTCAAATGCTAAAGGCAATATAACAGCCCCCAAAGCAAACAAAGCAACACCAACTACTTTACTCATAACACTCTCCAAATCTTGCAAGGCCTCATGCCTTGTCGATGTGTAAATAATACAACATACAAGAATAAATGCAAAGAACATTTAGTTATATTAAACACAATGCTTATAACACACACATTAAACACAATTGCATAGAAAGGAACGCGTGCGCGCATCTAACATATAATAATAACAATGTAAACAATTAATTTAATTATATTGCCATGCAATAGCCATGCCATTCAACGAACGCTAGTGAGGAATACTAAGGCTAGGCTTTAATACAAAAGCCCCTGAGAAGGGCTTATATTAGCTCTAACAGCAACTGGTTATATATACAGCTAAATACATTACACAATGTTAATGTATGTATTCACAACATGAATATGTTATGTCCTTGATATCTATAATAGTTATAGTGGGGGAGTGTTAGTAATTGTATTACAAATAAATATTATTATCATTACTACATGAGAATCATTATCATTTAGATTAATATTAGTGGGGGAGAGTAGTTTACAAATAAGAATGATTATTATTTAAGCTGTAGCTAATATAATGAAGGGGTAGAAGGGGGGAAGGGGGTAGAGGTTTTCTTATGCATTGAAGCTTAAAAATATCTCCGGAAAATTCTGGGAGTTGGAAAGAATATAAACAGCAGCTCTGGCTGCTGGTGTTTTATACGGGGATAGTGTATATATGTATGTATATTCCCACCACAGAGCTAACATATTAGACAGCTCTCCCTAAGGGGAGATGGATAGATTGGATAGTTGTTAGCTCTTTTCCCTCCCATCGTTATGACGATGTTAGCTCCTTATCTTGGGTAATGTAACAAGTATGTATTATTTTTGTAAAGAATTGTAACCATAGCTTTCTTTTTTTAGGGTTTCAGTGTATAATATACCTATCGGCTCCCCTTGGAGGGGGGAGATAAAGAGGGGGGAGGCAATACAGAGAATGTCCTTAAGACATTCGATGTATACATAATATAAGAGGTGTCTTAAACACCTCTATTAATTTAATCAGTCTGTCCTTAAGACAGACAGATAATACAATATAGCAAGCTTGCCTTAAAGCAAGGCTTGCTTATTAAACACTAAAGCAATGCTTTCCCTGCATTGCTTATATATTAATAACAAATGCATCCATGCATTTGTATACAATGGGCTATACAAGCCCATACACATACACCGTACAAAAAAGACATACGTCTTGTGAACAAGACACATATACACGCATAGACAGCTTTGCTGTTATGCATAACATTTGCATAAAGGAACATAGTGACGTATGGAAGAGATAAAAAAAGAAAGAGATAAGTGGAGAGGATTTGGTAACAAATTCTTGACAGAAGGATTGTTCTTAGAGCATTGTAATGACAGAGATGCTGTGTTGTACACAACGTCTACGTCTGATAAACGATATCATGGACGTTACGTCCCTTCCTTGCATAAACTATATGTAGAGCTTGAAGATGTAAGCGAATGGGAATTCGCCAATATGTATTTTGCTAACTACGAGCATTGGCTGCTCGTTAAGAGCAAGCCTTTCTTCCAAGAGTATTATGCAGCTATGGTGAAAGAGCTTAATGCTAAGCTTCGTGGAAAGAGTATTAAGAACATGCTTGCACAGCTTGAAGAGGGCACAGCTTCACAGGCAACACTCAAGTATTTAGCAGATAATGATTATATAAGTAAAGCTAATGTAGGCAGGCCTAAGAAGAAGAAACAAGAAGACAAGGCTAAGCTTAGTGTTGTGAATAGCGATCTAGCTAGAATTAAACGATAATATATGAATAGCCAAATAGAAGAAATAAGAGAGCTAGCTGAGGCTGACTTACTGACGTTCGCTCGTCTTGTACATCCCGAGAGGGAGTATGGGGAGTTACACGAGAATGTCTTTAAATGGCTCCAAGAAGGGAATACGCCCAATCAATTATTGTTGCTCCCACGAGCACACATGAAGAGTCATTGTATAGAAGTTTGGGCGGCTTGGTGGGTGACTAAGCATCCTGAAACCTCTATTCTATATGTATCAGCTACAACAACGCTGGCGGAAGCACAGCTTTATGCAATTAAGAATACATTAACGTCTCCTATATATAGACGTTATTGGCCAGAGATGGTGAATGAGGATGAGGGGAAGAGAGAGAAGTGGAGCACAGGTGCTATCTCTGTAGACCATCCCAGACGTAAAGAAGAAGGCATACGAGACTTCACTGTGTTTGCCGCAGGCCTTAGTACAAACACTACAGGGCTACATGCAGAGGTTGTTGTTAGTGATGATGTTGTTGTGCCTGACAATGCGTACACAGAAGAGGGCAGACGTAAGTGTGCTGCTGCTATGTCACAGATGGCCTCCATCCTAAACACTGGTGGTGTTGTAAAGGCTTGTGGTACTCGCTACCATCCAGCAGATCAATACAGTATTTGGAAGGAACAAGTAGTTCCTATATATGATGAAGAGACAGATGTTCCTATAGGAGAAGAGCCTATATGGGATATTATGGAAGAGGTGGTGGAAGTAGATGGTAGATTTCTTTGGCCGCGTACGGCAAGAGCTGACGGAAAGCTTTTTGGTTTTAATCGGAAAGAGCTTGCTCGCATTTCAGCAATGTATTCGGATAGGACACAGTTCTATGCACAATACTATAATGATCCAAACGATCCTGAAAGTGCTAGACTCGATAATAGCCGCTTTCAATACTATGATAAGAAGCATTTACAGCAAAGAGCAGGTAAGTGGTATTTTAAAGACGACAAGCTAAACGTATATGCTGCAATAGATTTTGCATTCTCTTTGAATGTCAAAGCTGATTATTCAGCTATTGTAGTGGTAGGTGTTAGCGCTGCTAACGATATTTATGTATTAGATATAGATAGATTTAGGACAGATAAGATAAATGATTATTACACGCACATTCAAGATGTGCATCAGAAGTGGGACTTCAGGCTGTTACGTGCTGAAGTGACGGTGGCACAGGCTGTTATTGTTAGGGATTTAAAGGACAGATTTAAACAGAACGGAAGCATTCTGAAGATAGATGAACATCGTCCTAACAGACATCAGGGTAGTAAGGAGGAGCGTGTTGCCGCAGCATTGGAACCTCGATACGATAATTTACAAGTGTGGCATTACAAGGGTGGGTATATTCCTGCATTAGAAGAGGAGCTTATACAAGCTCGCCCTAGACATGATGACATTAAAGATTGCTTAGCCTCCGTAGTGGAGATAGCTAAGGCACCTAAACAGAAAATAGAAAGAGATAATGTTGCTATGAACACACAACTCACACACAGTCGCTTCGGAGGTATTGTCTACAAATGAGTGTATTAGAGGTAGTTGAAAGAGCTTTACAACAAGATACTCTAGCCTCCTTCATCGTCGAGCAGTGGGATGAGAAGAAAGGACAACGAGCAGCATGGGAAGCCGAGAAGCGAGAATTGCGAAACTACATCTTCGCAACAGACACATCCAAAACAAACGGAAACACCCTCCCCTGGAGGAACTCGACAACGCTTCCTAAGATTTGTCAAATACGTGACAATCTACACGCTAATTATATTAGTGCGCTTTTTCCTAATGATGATTGGATGAAGTGGGAAGGGTATACACTAGAGGATGAGACAAAGGAAAAGCAGGATGCCATACAGGCGTACATGTCTAACAAAGTACGAGAAGATGACATGCGTAGCGTCATTAGTAAGCTTGTCTACGACTACATCGATTATGGTGTGGCCCAAGGAGATGTCATCTGGGTTAATGAGAGTAAAGAGGATGTAGAGACAGGTGAGATAGTGCCTGGCTACATAGGCCCTAGAGCTGTCAGGCTCAGCCCTCTAGATGTAGTTTTTGATCCCACAGCTCTGTCCTTTGAGGACAGTTGGAAGATTACACGTACAATCAAACATCTAGGAACCCTAGAGCTTGAGTATGGGAATACAGGTGATGAGTATATTAAGAAGGCTCTTGACAGAGCTAAGGAGACACGCTCCCATCTTAAGAGCATTACTCGTGATGACTTCGACAAAGCTGGGGCTTTCTCTGTTGATGGCTTTGGTGATTATTACACTTATCTAGGTAGTGGTTATGTAGAGATCTTAGAGTTTGAAGGTACAATGCATGATCCTGATAGTGGTGAGTTGTTAAACGATTATATTATAACTATTATTGATAGAACTACATTGCTTCGTAAAGAGCCTATTCCAGCATGGAAACGTAATGGCTATAAAGTGATGACTAGCTGGCGTAAGCGGCCAGACAATCTATATGGCATGGGCCCTCTAGATAATCTAGTAGGGATGCAATATAGGCTAGATCATCTACAGAATGCCACAGCGGATGCTCGTGACTTGACAATTATGCCTCCCCTTCTAGTGAAGGGAGAGCTACAAGAGGCTGCTGATTGGGGCCCCTTTGCCCGCTTCCAGTTAGATGAAGATGGGGACATACGTCCTCTGTTCACAGGAGCTAACATACAAGCCATGGAAGCAGAGATTGCTTTCCTGATGAATATGATGGAAGAGATGGCTGGTGCTCCTAAGCAGGCTATGGGGATACGTACCCCGGGAGAGAAGACAGCCTTCGAGGTTAGTAGTCTAGAGAATGCTGCTGGTAGGATATTCCAAGAGAAGACAACACAATTTGAAATAGAATTGTTAGAGCCTCTCTTAAACAATATGCTAGAAACTTCTGTACGTAATATGCAAGGTGCTGATGTTGTCCGTGTGATGGATGATGATTTAGGTGTTGCTGATTTCTTAGAAATAACTAAGGAAGATATTACAGCAGCAGGCAAGCTACGCCCTATAGGCGCTAGACATTTTGCGCAACAAGCACAGCTTATGCAGAACATTGTTTCTCTGTCTAATACACAATTGTGGCCACAAGTTAGCCAGCACTTGAGCAGCAAAGGCTTAGCTAAGCTAACAGAAGACCTCTTAAACCTACGAAGGTTTGAGCTGTATGGAGATAATATAGCTTTGATGGAACAGATAGAGACACAGCGTCTGGCCCAGACAGCACAAGAGAATCTAGAAGTGGAGCAAGCCACTCCTATTGAAGGAGAAGAGGATGAAGCCCCGTTGGTCTAGAAACCTAAATGATGCAGAGACAGCCATTATGAAAAAGGAATGGCTATCTTCTGTTTCTGTAAGAGAGCGCCTTATGGCTATGTTGGAAGAAGACATAGATAAGAGCTTGAGTGAGATGAGGGATGTTGTTAAGAACGGCAGTGTCCAACATCTGACAGAGTATTATGCTGAAGAGTTTGCTCGACAGCGTACACTACAAGAAGTTATTAATTTAATTAAATAGGAATATAATATGTCAACTACCCTTTTTGAACCACAAGAAGGCTCTCAACAGAATTCAAATAATGCTGAGCCTACCCAGAACCAGCAGACTCCCCAAGCTCAGGAGCCTAATGTGAGCCAGACCCCAGCAGCCCCAGACTTGTTTGCAGACCAGCTTTCAAGTATTAAGGATGCAGAGGGTCGTCAGAAATACGCAGATGTTAGCGCAGCGCTAGGAAGTATTCCTCATGCACAAGGGCACATATCAAACTTGGAAGGCCAAGTAGCTCAGTTGCAAGAGGAGCTAAACAAGCGTCAAGGCATGGAGCAAGTGTTAGAGCGTATTCAGCAGCAGAATGAAACAAGTACAGAACAACCGTCTGTAGAAGGTTTAGATGCCGCTCAAATTGGTGAATTGTTTAATCAATTCTCCTCTCAAAGGGAACAAGCCCAACAAGCTTTAGATAACGAAATTGCATTCAGCAACACTCTGAAAGAACAATATGGAGATAAGGCACAAGAGGTAGTGGCAAATAAAGCCAACGAACTTGGCATCTCTGTGGGGTTTTTACAGGGCGTTGTGCAGAAGAGTCCTAAAGCAGCATTAGCTTATTTTACTTCTGGAACACCGCAGGTTACACAGCCTACAGTTCCTAGTAATAATGTCAACGCTCTAACGCCTCCGGCTACGCCAGATGCTGTAGCAGAAGCTAAGGCTAAATTGTTTGGCCAACGTAATACATTAATTGATAAGTGGCGACAAGCTGCGTCTAACTAAAACTAATAAAGGAAATAAATTATGTCACAAATTGCAGGTACTCCTGGTGGCGGTGCTGCGGTAGGCAACTCAGATGCTTTTATCGAGGCCCAACAATATTCTGATTTCATCTTAACAAATCTACATGATGGGATGCTACCAACTTCCCTATATCGCAATGTCTCAGATTTTGAATCTGGCACAGTGTTGAATATTAAAACAGTTGGTACTGTAACTCTACAAGAGATTACAGAAAACGAGGATTTGACGTACAATCCAATTGATTCTGGTACAGTACAGCTACAAATCTCTGATTATGTTGGTGCTGCGTGGTATATTACAGATATCCTACGACAAGACGGCTCTCAGGTAGAGGTGTTGCACTCTCAACATGCGTCTGAGTCTACTCGTGCTATCCAAGAGAACTTCGAAACTCGTTTCCTAGCCACTCTTAATGCTGCACAGACTGATTCTGATCCTAATAACATCAATGGCTTCAGCCATCGTTTCTTGGCAACGGGTACTAATGCTACATTGTCTGAGAATGACTTGGTAGACATGCGTCTTGCTTTTGATAAGGCTAACGCGCCTGTAGGCGGTCGTATTGCTATTGTTGATCCTGTATCAGCAGCAGCATTCAGTAAGCGTGCTCTATTGACGTCTAACCTAGATGCAGCTTCTCCTCTAACACAAACTCTAGTTAAGGATGGTTTCCACAAGGAACACCAGTTTGTTACAGAGATTTATGGTTGGAGTATTTGGACATCAAACCGTTTGCCTACCCTAGCTGGTGGTGCAAGTGTTGATGGTACAGACAACGCTCCTGCCGAAGGCGGTAGTGCTAACGTCTTTATGGCTGTTGGTGATGATCAGGTTAAACCAGGTATGGTTGCTTGGAGACAAGAACCTAAAGTAGAGACAGGGCGTAATCGCTCTAAGAAGCGTGATGAGTTTGATACCACTGCTCGTTGGGGTGTGGGTGTTCAGCGCCTAGACACTTTGGGCGTAGTTGTTACCTCACTCACTGCAACAGCATAATAGGAGAAATATATAATGGGATATGAAAATAACACAATGAATCTTGCGTCTGGTAGTGCTTACAATCACTACGGTAAGCGAGGTACGGAGGATGGTGTCGTTTCTGGCGGCTCTATCCATAAAGATGGTATTGTACAAGAAGCAGTTGTTTACATTACAGGTGATGACTTTGGCGGCACTACGTCATTTGATACACGGCTAACTCTGCCAGCAGGTGCTGTGTTCCGTGACGCAGTCTTTGAAGTTGGTGAAGCTTTCACTCTTGGTAATGCTGATAACGTCTTTAGTATTGGTACTAACGGTAGTGAGGCCACTAACGGTGTAGAGATTGCTAATCCGGATGTTGCTGGAACCACTGTAGATAGCACTGGTGGTGGTACTTGGGTTCCCACAGCAGCTCTAGCAGCCGACACTGCTGTTGGCGTGGCGGTCTCTGGTACTACAGCGGGCGTTACTGCGGGTAGTGGTAAAGCTAAAGTAGTGATTCGTTATACGAAGATCTAACTTATAGGGGCTTCGGCCCCTTCTTTTTTCTCTCTTCTCTTATACAATAAGGAATATTATACATATGGCAATTGATTTTATAGCCTCTTTACGTAATTCAATGCTTGATGAAGCTACTGCGTTGATTGATGCTGGAGCAGGTGCAGGTTTGCTGCGTATCTATGATGGCACTAAGCCTGCCACAGGCGCGGCCATTACATCCCAAGTGTTGTTAGCAGAGCTTACAATGTCAGATCCCTCTTTTCCAGCAGCTTCTAGTGGCAGTATGACTGCTAATACAATCACCTCAGATCCTGCGGCTAACGCTACAGGCACAGCTACGTGGTTTAGGATTGTAGATAGTAATGGTGTTGCTGTTATTGATGGCGATATTGCAGACTTAAATTTAAATACGAATAATATTACAATTGGTTTAGAGGTAGCTGTTACGTCCGCAATCATTACAGCGGGTAATGCCTAAGGAGCATCAGTATGGCTATAACAAGAAGTACTGGAGTTAGAAACTCTGATGCAGACGCTGTAGCTGATGCTGTGGACGTAGGTACTACAAACACAGAAGGTGCTATAGTATATATGACCTCTGGTGATGTGGAAGTGGCTACAATGCGTATGAGCAACCCTGCCTTTGGCGCAGCAGCTTCTGGTATTGCCACAGCAAATGCCATTACTAATGACAGTAATGCTACTGGCGGTGTAGTTGCTTTATTCAAAGTAGTTGATCGTGATGATGCTGAAGTATTCAGGGGTACAGTAGGGCTAGATGGCAGTGGAGAAGATTTAGAATTAGATCCTGATGTTGTCAGTTTGACTGTTGCAGCAGCAGCTATTGTTGGTGTTTCCAGCTTTACTTATGTAGCGGGGTAGCGCATGGCTATTACAGTGGACTATGATGATCTTAAGACATCTAATGTCATGCCTGTACTAACAGGCGTTAGTAATCAAGAACTGTGTGATGTAGAAGCTACTGTAAGAGTTAACGCTGTTACTGGTGGTCCTGATGATGTATTCACTACTAAAGCCATTGGTGGACAATGGGCAGTTGCCACAGAGCCCCTAGTTCGTGCAACTTACAAGCCGTTTGTTACATCTGGCGGAACTCCGACTGAGAATACTTATCTAGATATCTGTTGGATAGACAGACTAGCCAATGGAGATATGTGCTGCTTCTTTCGTAAGGGGGGAGATCATGCTACAAACGATGGGCGTATATTCTTCTCAACATCTTCTGATGAAGGTGTTACATGGGCAGCCGAGACGCTAGTTTATGACAGCCCTACAGGCTATGACACGCGCAACCAAGCGGGTGGTGTAGATCCAGATACTGGAGAGATATTTATATTCATATCTATCTATGATGCTGTTGGCGTCAGTAGAGAGGATATAGGTGTTATCAGTAGTACGGACAATGGAGTTACGTGGGGCACTTTCACTTCTCTTATATCTGAATTTCCTGCGCCAGAGCAGGTTGACAAAAACGTAGTACCCTTTGGTAAGGTAGTTAAGACATCTAACGGTTTGATGATGATGTTTTATTACCATGAGGATGCATGGTGTTTGTTCAACAACGGTAGTGGTTGGACTGGCCTAGTTACTGTCTGGACTGGAGCTTCTCCAGTTAACGGGCAAGGTGAACCTTCTCCAGTAGCTATTGATGATAATCGGATAGTCGCTATCGTCAGAGATAACGTTAATCTTGCTTCCTACAGGTATACCAAGAGCAGTGATGGGGGATCTACATGGGACGCTATAAGTGACCCATACCCTTGGACATCGGCAGCAATGACGGCTTCCGCTCCTGTCAATCCTATCCTCCATAGAGGGCAGGTGATGGCAACAATAACAGGACGTAACCCTGACTGGGAACTGCATTCATGCAGACTAAGTGCTGAAGACTTTTGGGATAGACCTTACATGCTTTGGTCTGATCAGAATATCTTTAGACAAGACGGCTTGTATTCAGCAACAGCAACTAATGTTCTTGACTGGGGGTACTCTGTAGTTCATCCAATAGAAGGTTCTCCAGACACAGCTTTAGTCTCTTTCTACGATGACGATGGGGCTACCTCTGAAACTAGTATATATATGCGTTTATTTCCGGTGGTGTAATTAATGGCAACTCCATATTTTGATTTTTTTACAGACACTAACGGCACGCAGATACACAACCACACTGCTGATAGTGGACAATCGTATAGCACAAACACAGGCTTTAAGGTACAAGACAATCGCCTATACTGTGATGACATAACAAACAACCTTGTTGAAGTCCAGTCCTATACTACAGATACTACCTTTAAGGCTGATCTTAATTTTAGGAAAGTAACTGATGCTGGTAATATGGGCATCACGTTCGGGGATTCTGGTTCAGGCTTTGCAGACGGTTATCTCCTACGGGTAAACGCAGGGCAGCAGTTGCGCTTGTGGTCGTTGGGCCCGCTCACAGATAAAGGCACATATAACTTTACAATAGCAGACGGACAAGACTTTAAAGTAACAATAGATGCGTCTCCTGGCAATGTTGATATCTACCTTGATGATGTTCTAAGGTTAGATCCTTTAGTTAGCCCCAACACTGCTGCGGGTAAGATGTTTATACGCTCTAATGTTGTGGCATCTTCTACTACGGGTTATCACTTAGATAGTTTGGCTGTTTATGCAGATACACCGCCCTACCCCGTTGAGGATTACACTGTTGACGTAGATGGCACAGACCATGGCTATCTTCAGTACCATACTTCTGATAGCAGCCATACATACGCACCTAACAAGGGGCTACGATTAGATACGAATAGACTCTTCACAGAAGATGCTACTATAGTAGAGACTGCTGTTGAAGGTGCTATATGCGATGTCGAGTACGACATTGACATGAACTTCTACAGGCATACAGACACAGGAAGTATCGGTGTCATCTTTGGTTCAGATGCTACTCTTCAGACAGGCTTCTATTTACAAGCAACTACTCCGGGACGTATAGGTTTATGGGAGTTTGTATCAGGAACTCCTACATTTAGAGCAGCTTATTCCCATGGTGTAGCAGATGGTAATCCCATCCCAGTAACACATGCGGAAGTCAGGTCGGGGCAGATAGAAGTATTTGTTGGTGGTGTGTCTAGATTTACTCATGTGACTGCTGTGAACAAAGAAGGTCAGATGTACATCCGAGGAGCTGGTAATACAACAGCTACTACGGGTAATCACATGTCTGATGTTAGCTATACAGCTATAACTAATGGTGCAGGAGGCCCTCTTGTCTATAGTGATACCTTCACACAAGAGACAACAGGGGTAGGAGCAGGCACTCTATCTATTGTAGATGTAGCAGCTAACGTAGCTATACAAGGCCCCACTTCTACAATAACAGCAAGCTCCACTATTGTTAGTAATATTATAGGTAGTATTAATACAACATTAGATGATTTTACATTAACAGCTTCCAGCTCTGTGATTAATTCTGGCTCTCTCAATGAGACACTAGATGATATGGTGTGGACAGGCAGCGGTAAGGTGCTCGCTAGTGGCAGTATTAATACAACATTAGATGATTTTACATTAACAGCTACGGGCACAGTGCCTATTGCTGGAAGTATGAATGTTGTTCTAGATGACTTCACATGGCTGGGGGGACAGCCTAGCGATAGCTTTAAAGATTTCTTAGATAGCCTGGAAGGGCCTACGAGAACACACGGCCTCATCGATTATCTAGCTAATTTAGGATTTACGGGAGGTGTTACGGATGCTTTCTATGAATTCCTCAAAACTAAGAGTAGTAGAAATAGCCACTCAGAACGATTTAAAGAGTGGGAATCTAATGGATTTATTTAAAGGTAATTATTATGAATAAAGTAGTAGAACTATTAAAAGAACCTTCCACGTATGCAGGCTTTGCTGGTCTAGCATTGACGCTGGGTGTAAGTAATGAAGAGTATGTGGCATACACAACAGCCTTAGCTACAATCTTTAGTTTGGTGGCTGTAGCTCTTTCTGAGAAGAAATAGTGGAACCTCTTCTAGTTATCGGGGGCCTAACGGTCCTCGTAATTCTCCTAGCCTACCGTCAAGGAAAAAAGACAGTAGAGAATGAATTACAAAGAGAGGTGTTGGAAGATGTTAAAAAGACTAAAGAGCTTCGTAGGCGTCTCCGCTCTGAGCATGTTCGTGACAAGCTGCGGGACATTTTCAGGTGATTTCTGTGTGATATACAATCCCATCCCAACGGACGATAGGACACCAGAAATAGTGCAACAAAAGATAGATGAAAACAATATTGTATACCTAGGCTTGTGTCTAGAACAGGAGATATAGAGAATGACAATTGAGCACGTAGACATAGGTGCTGGTGAGATACACGAGCCTAAAGGTATTAGCTCAGCAGCCGTGGGCAGTGTGTATGAAGCGGATGGATTGGGTAGTGGTAGTTGGATAGTAGAGGCTGCGGGTAATGAAATTATAGTTAATTCTATGGCCGACTTCCCTGCGGCAGCCGCAGGTGTGCGCACTCTAGATGACGATACTAGGTACGTACTGGCAGCAGGGGTGACTACATCTGATAGGTTTGTCTTGGGCAGTAATACACAAATAACGTCATTTAGCACTATATCTCCTGTATTTGAGTATACGGGCACTGGTGCCATGTTTACAGCTATTGATAACACGGTATTGATTCAAGATATTAGACTTAATTGTCCTAATGGAGAAGTGTTTAACTTCTCAGATGTGGCCACGCCTAACACAAACATAGGTTTTATTAAAGATGTGTTGATCAATAATGCTGCTAAGTTTGGAACATTTGATTCTTTAATATCTCTAGTTATTACTGATACTTCTTGCTTTAATGCCACAGATGGTATCACCTTGGCAGGCACAGGCTGGCGAGTGTGGAGATTTCAAGATATTGGTATGATATCAACTAGTGCCACATTTGTCGGGGTAGATCTAGGCCTATCGGAATGTGCTGGTATTTTATTCCAGACTTCCCTATTCACTATGACTGATCCAGCAGCTATTGCTTTTAAGGGCGCAGCTTCTAGTGCTAACGTTCCTGTAGGCAGTATTGGTCGTATTAGTAACATGAACACACCTGCTGTTGGTATTGCACTAAGCGGTCTCACTACAGATGATATTCGTTGGAGCTTCTTTGATAACGACGCAGTTCCTGACACGATGCCAGACTCTTTCATAACAATGACAGGAAACGCCACGGCCACTACTATTGCAGTTACTGGTACGCCTGTACTAATTGCTGGTACATGGACAGAGGAACAATCTTCTCAGTTTACAACAACAGCCGCCGGGCGTATTACGTATAACGGAGAACGTAACCTTAAGGCTCCTATACTAGCCAGCCTCAGTTGTAGAATGGTTTCTGGTAGTGATACGGATGTAACTTTCTCTCTTTATAAGAATGGTGTACAGATAGCAGCTAGCCAGCAAGGCAATACAGTTAAGGCAGCAGCGACAGGTAATACCAGTATCATGTGGCAGGATGATATAGCGGAAGGAGACTACTTTGAACTCTTTGTGGCTAATGAAGACGGCACTATCAACATCTTAGTAGAAGATGCTAAATTCTTAATCAACTAAGGAATTAATATGGCAGGGGATGGGAAGAAGAAAGCTAATGCGACAGCAGACTCAAAGAGGCAGAGGAAATATAATTCCTCTCCTGAACAAAAGAAGAAGAGGGCAGCACGCAATAAAGCTAGACGACAAGCAACAAAAGAAGGGAAGGTGTCCAAGGGTGATGGAAAAGACATAGATCATAAGGACGGCAATCCCAAGAATAACAGTAAGAAGAATACACGGGTACAGAGTCAGAAGACCAACAGAAGTAATGGTGGCAGGAAAGGAGGCAAACGTTCAAGCGGCGGAGGTCGCCCTAAGGGGAGTAAGAACAAGAAATGAAACAATCTGTATTAGACATGACACAGGATATTTTATCGGACATGAACTCCGATGAGGTGTCCTCAATAACAGACACTGTAGAGAGTATGCAGGTTGCTCAAATCATTAAGTCTACATATGAAGATTTAATGAGTAGGAAGAACTGGGAGCATCTTAAGAAGCTCACACAGCTAGACGCATCTCTCACTACGTCTCGTCCTACACATATGAAAGTGGAGGAGAATATTAAAGAAGTTGTTGCTTTGAATTATAATAAGCAGAACATCAATCAAACTTCTCCTAGATGGCAGCCTGTAGAATGGATGGCACCAGACGATTTCTTAATTCATACTAATAATAGAAATACAGACAATGCTAACACCACAGAGATAGAAGATGTCACAGGGGTGAAGCTGTTAATTAAGACAGACAAAGCTCCTAAGTATTATACATCGTTTGATGATGAGTATATCATTTTTGATAGTTATGACAATGCGGTGGACAGCACATTACAGAGTAGTAAGACACAACTTATTGCTTACGTGATGCCTACATTTACTCTATCCGACACACACGTTCCAGATCTTCCTGCGGAGATGTTCAGTGTTCTATTAGCTGAGGCTAAGAGTGTTTGTTTTGCTCGAATTAAACAAACTCCTGACGGGAAGAGTGAACAACAGAGTAGAAAGGGGCTTAGCTGGGCTAGCCAGAAAGCGTTTCAAGTTAATGGGGGATGGCAGTTTCCCTCGTATGGTAGAGTGGGTAAGAAATGAGCACACAAAAAGAGTTTAGATTTCAATCAGAAGGCAGATTAATTCGTATTAAATGGGAAGGCGGCGGTGAGATGCCTGCCGCGCTACAAGGATTGTACACTTCCTTGCATGAAGCCAAGAATGTAGCTAATGCTTATTTAGAGAAGAGAGCTAATGCCAAAAACAACAGTAGAAAGAAATAGCTTTGTTCGTGGTCTTATAACAGAGGCCACGCCTCTCACCTTTCCTGAGAATGCGTCTATTGATGAACGTAATTTCATGCTCAATAGAGATGGTAGTAGACAACGCAGGCTAGGCATGGACTATGAGGCCAGCTACAGTTTAATCGACACAACAAAGAATTCTTCTGACTTTGCTAGTATAGCAATTACTAGCTTTAAATGGGACAACGTTGGAGATGATGCCACAGTGACAGTTGGTGTTGTGCAGGTGGGTAATTTATTACACTTGTTAGATTTGTCCACAACTGCTCCCAGCAGCAATGTCTTACAGACTGTAACACTGGCCACTAAATACAATAATGTGCCTTTACAATATGCTGTGGTTAAAGGCTTATTGGTGTTAGCCAGTAGTGCTGATAGTGCTGGCCCTCAATATCTAGAAAGAGACTTAGCCGGTACTTTTATCTTAGGTGCCTACGAGGTGGAAGTGAGAGATATCTGGGGAGTGGATGATGGGCTCCCTACAGACACTAGACCTACCACTCTATCAGCAGAGCATCATTATAACTTATTAAATCAGGGATGGGTGTCTCCCAATTACAACTTTGGTGGCTTATATGCATCTAATGCGGACTTACAGGCATTAGGTAAGAATAACCTAGGCGTCTTTAACTTTGGTACTCTGTCTACCAACTTCTTTGGTAACACCCCTGCCCCTAAGGGGCGTTATATTATTAATGCCTACAATAGAGGAGCCAGCAGACAGACAGTTAGTGGTGTCACAACCCTGCCCTTAGATGAAGAGCAAGGAGCTGCTACCTCAGTAGCTTCTTTTGCAGGACGTGTGTTCTATTCTGGAATTAGCAGTAGTATAGTAGATCCTGATGCAGAGAGCCCTTCCTATACTGGAACAATCCTATTCTCTCGCATTGTGCGCAACACAACAGACTTGGGTGTTTGTTATCAAGAAGCAGATCCTACGTCAGAACATGTATCTGACTTAATAGCTACAGATGGGGGAAGTATTACAATCCCAGAAGCATCTAACATATATAAACTAATCACTAATGGTGCTACGTTGGTGGTTATTGCAGAGAACGGTGTTTGGCAGATAACAGGCCCCGATGGCGTGTTCAGAGCTGATGATTTCTCTATTACACAAATCACTAATGTAGGCGCTATGGGCCCTGACAGTGTTGTTAATGCAGAGGGGAGCATTGTGTATTGGAGTGATGGTGGTATATATGTCCTCTCTCCTGATAAGGCTAGTGGTAGGATGGTGGCACAGAACTTGTCCGAGAGTAGTATACAAGATTTTTACACTGCCATACCTTCTATTGGAAGGCTATATGCTAAAGGTAATTACGACACAGCTAATAGAAAGATTAGTTGGTTGTATAATGACACAGAGGCTTATGACGGTACAGCACAAACTAGTTGCTACAATAAAGAGCTTATCTTTGACACAGTGTTGCAAGCTTTCTATCCCTACGAGATAGGAGCATTAGATACAGACAGCCCTTGTGTGGCAGGCTACATGCCTGTGACAGATTTCATAACACTACAGAAACAAGACAACGTGGTTAGTGGCGGAGTTAATGTTGTAGTGAATGGCGAACAAGTGGTAGTGACTAGTGATGTGAGAAGTAGTGGAGATTCTACTACTAAATACTTAGTACTTACGCCAGATACTACGTACACGCTCACGCTAGGAGTTTATGGTAATCAGACGTTTCTTGATTGGGAAGCAGCGGATAACATAGGTGTAGATGCTCCTGCCTATTTGGTGACAGGCTATGAGGTGTTTGCAGATAGTATGAGACGTAAGTATGTACCTTATCTAACAACGCATTTCAAGAGAACAGAGATTGGCTTTACAGACGTAGAAGGAGATGGGAGTTTAGAGCCCATCAATCCTAGTAGCTGCACCTTGCAGGCACAATGGGACTTTGCTGATAGTGCTAATAGCGGGAAATGGGGAACACCCTTTCAGGCTTATAGGCTGACACGTCCTTACATGCCTTCTGGCGTAGGAGATCTGTTCGACTATGGCCATGTAATGATTACTACAAAGAATCGCCTGAGAGGCTCAGGAAAGGCCTTGTCGTTGCGGTTTGACACAGAAGCTCTACATGATTTACATGTGTATGGCTGGGCTATGTTAGCAGAGGGGAACGAGAATGTCTAGATTTCCTATTTATGAAGATAGTTGTATATTAATAGATGGAGAGATGTTTGAAGGGAAGGTGTTTATACATTCTGAATACAAACCGGACAACTTCTCAAAGTCTGTATATAAACAATTGTTAGAGATTTGGATAGAAGTGATGGAAGCCCTCAAAGAGAAGGGCTTAGAATATGTCTTTAGTTGTATTCCAAAGGAGGAGAAAATAATGAAATGGCAGACAATGTTTGGTATGTCTCCTCTATTGGAGACTGATGACAATATTATATATAGGAGAGCACTATAATGGGAACTGGCGCGGAGATAGCCCTTATAAGCTTAGGTACAAGTGCTGTTGCTCTAGGCGCTGCTGGTGCTGTAGAGGCTAGACAGGGTAGGAAAGCTTCTGAGAGGGCCACCCTAACAGAGCAGCGTATACAGAACATCAAAGCTTCTAGGGAGCGCAGGAGAGCTGTTAGAGAGGCTCGTATACAACGAGCTAATGTAGAAGCCAGCGCACAATCTACTGGGACACAGGGAACCTCTGGAGCTATATCAGGAGCAGGGCAAGTGGGAACACAGCTTGCCTCTAATCTAAGTTTCTTAGACACAGTGAATACATTACAAACACAATCAAATATATTTAGAAGTGAGGCTGCTCGCAGTGCTGGCAAGGCAGGCGATCTAGCTGCTACAGGCAAACTGGCAGCTACAGGTGCTTCCCTGTTTGCTAGTTTTGGAGAAGATTAATACATGTCAGAAATTATAGATCCAATATCAGGCCTACAGGCTAATCCTTTGATTCAGCCTGAAGTGGTGTTAGAGAGTGCTAGAAAAAAGCAGAGCAGTGTTAGAGCTTTGATGGATATTCGTTTAATTAATAATCCTGAACAAGATGTTAACATCCTATATCATGGAACAAAGGCTGATGTAGATCAAGGATTGTCTGACGAATATATGCAACAAGAGCTTCTGGGATATGCCGCTAAACAAGAACAAGCTGCCCTAGAAGCCGCACAGCAAGTAGATGTTTTAGATGAAACTAGTGTGGCTAGAAGCCAGGCTATTCTAGAAAACATCAATGTCATAGGCGAACGCTTTAGTGATGTAGATGGCTACTATCAAGCTGTTACGGATTATAATGCTCCAGATACATTAGAGAGTTTTCGAGCAGAAGAAGCTGCTGTAAAAGGCAGAGCCTATCAGATACTAGAAGAAAGGGCAGAGGAGCTCGGAACACTAGAGACCGCCGTGAACTGGGCTACTTCTATTCTACAACATGACTATTTGAAAGATGCTAGTGATTTAGTTGATGGAAGCATCTTTGAATCTCCAGAACAATTACATACAGCTATTAAAGACTTCCAGACTCGCACTCCTGCGGAACAGGCCGTGCTAATTGAAGAGATTGTTCCTGCTATGTGGGAGGCCTATGACCACAACCACGTTAAAGTGGGAAGCTTGATTAGTACCTTATTTGATAAGGCTGGTAGTGGTAGTGATATTATTCTGGGTGTAGGTTTTGATATTGCTGTAGGAGCAGAAGCTTTACATCTAGCCACTAAGGCCTCTAGGGGTATTATGTCCTCGCGCAGCTTAGCCTCTCGCGCTGTCGATGCAGAGGGAATAGAAGCAGCCGCCAGTAGGCAGGCTGTGGCTGGTGTAGATGATGCAGGTATAGAAGATGCTATTGGTGTTAAGAAAGCCGATGCGGCACATTCGGCCAATCCCATGCCTACGAGGGCTGTAGATGAAGGGGCGTCTATTGATGACATTGCGGGTGAAATTGACATTGTTAAGCAACGGCAGATTAAAGCCTTCACAGAAGAACTTCTTCCTATTTCAGGTAATAAACTGGATAGGGGCACGTTTAAAGCTCTCATGCGAGAGAAGACCGCCTACCAAAAGACGCTAGCTCAACTAAAGATTGAAAAGCAAGCTGTGTCCACTTCCTCTAAAGGAGGTGCCAAAGTAGGACAGGCCCGTAAAAGACAGACAGCCGATATTAATAATGATATGGCTATTATACAAGAGAAGCTAGCTATTGTACAAAGACGTATTGATGCCAATAAGGCCCCTGTACAAGCAGAGGCTGATCTGTCTAGACTACAACAAGGGATTATTCCTGATAGATACCAAGCCCAGTATGCTAAAGCTGTTGAAGAGGCTAAGGCCTCTATGCGAGAGCAGAATGCTTCAAGACAAGCAAGAGAAGAGGCTAAGAAGGAAGCTCCTAAAACAGAGGATAAGTCTGAGAATGAACTTAACAAAGAAGCTGTACAAAACCTAGGGGTTGTGCAAGAGGTTAAGACAGGGATTGCCTCCCTACTAGAAGATGTAATAACCCCAACTGCCTTCACACCAGAAGAACAGGCATTAGCTATTACAAGAGCACAAGAACGCTTGTCTGCTGAACTAACAGATGCTGGCCAGTCTATTAATAGCATGAACGTTATTGAACGTTCTAAAGAAGGGTTTACACTAAAGTATTCAACTACGAGTGGAGAGGCAGAGCGTTCACTTTTATTCACGCGAGACGACGTGGGTAGTGTTATTAGTGAAAACGATGCTCGCACATTTAAACAGAAGTGGCAAAATCTCTTTGGCAGGGTATTTAGTCCTGATGTTTTGTTACAAGATGTGTTCCCGGATTTAGTTAAGGACGCTACATTTACAGGGCAACAATCTGCAAAGCTTCGTAACGGCTTAGCCAATTTATGGAAACAATCTGAGGCAGGCTTGGGCAAGAAAGAGCGTTTCGAGGTAGACTCTATCTTGATGGCTGGTGATGAGGAGAGCAAGATATATAGTATTGCTGAACTTCGTGATGGGCTCGTAGAGACACAAAATGGCGTCATTAAGATGACGGATAGACAGATAGAAAGCTACTATCAGAAACGTACATTCTTTGACGAAATGCACAACATTCGTTCTGTTGCCACAAAACGTCAGCTAGAGATAGAGGGATATGAAAACCTTAAATACGTAGATAAGGATAGAGGTGCTTCTAATCTTATGGGCCGGAGGCGCAAGCAATTCAACATCTCAGATGTTGGGACAGAAGACTTTGTATTCTTCCCTGGAGAAGTGAATACTTTCCACAAAGGAAGTAGTGTTGCTCTTAAGAAGCAATCTTACATTGATGATGGATATGAAGTGGTAGAGCTGTTACAGCCCGTTCGTGTGCGTCAAGGGAAAGAAGCTACAATAGCGCTAGTCAAAAAGGAGAGTGGTTGGAGCAGGCTTCCTGATGATGTACTCAACTACCAAGCGGGATATGTCCCTCGTATCTACCCTAAAGGGTATTTCTACGTAAGAGACATGGCTTCTCCTAATAAGGAAGTGTTGTATGCTTTTCCTACAAGAGATAAGGCTAAGGCCTTTAGTGACAGTACTCCCGACAGTGCTGTATTTGCTGATAGAGAATTCAATGCTGTACAACAGCTTGTAGAAGACTCCAATGCTTTTGGTGGCTTATATACAGGAAGTCGTAAGACACGCCCTCTAATGGTGAAGGATGGAGATAAGGAGTTTAGACCAGAACGCATGTCTGTAGGTAATAGCACAGAGCGGTATGTTCAGAACATTTCTTCTATTATGCCTCTCAATGAATATAGAGCTACAGCTACAGAGAGATGGAAGAACACTGTAAACACTTTAGCAGAGAGCCAAGGACGTAGCGGATTGGGCAGAGAGCAGCGCTTTGATGGCACATTAAATCTAGAGAAAGACACTAAAGATGTTATGGAGCAAGCTCGTCAATACATCCAAGACAATATGAAGATGCCTAGCCGCGAAGAGCGTGTTACAGAGCGTATAGCCCTTGGTGCTGCTAATATGTTATATGGTAAGCCTTTTGCTGCTAAGCCTAGACAGTGGCTCCTAGATCATTCTCAAGGTAGTGTCAGTGATTGGATAAAGGGACATAGCTTTAATTTACATATGGGCTTCTTTAATCTACGTCAATTATTTGTACAGATGCAGAATGCTTCTTTGTCTATATCAATGAATCCAACACTGGCCCTCCCTTCTATGGGGGATACGCTAGCACTGCGTTCTATTGCCATGTTGCCAGAGGCTAAAGCAGCACAAGCTGCTAAGCACATGAAGCTTGGTGATGATGTAGTTGATAGCCTACGAGAATATAATAAGAGTGGTTTGAGAGACAGTATTGTACGACAGGCTGACTTTGATATGAACTCTGTTGGTATTAGTCATGGGTCTATTGATGCTGCTAGGAAGCTATCTAAAGCAGGGAGAGTGTTCTTTAATGAAGGAGAAAACTTCTCTAGAATGCTAAGCTGGAACATCGCACGCAGGAAGTGGAAAGCTGCTAATCCAGGCAAGAAAATGGCAGATAAGGACATACAAGAGACAAGCCAAGAAGCGCTTAGATTGCAGATGAACTTACAGAGTGAGAATGCTGCTTGGTGGCAGAAGGCTCCAGGAATTAATGTAGCTACACAGTTTTTACAGGTGCAGGCTAAATTCCTAGAGAATGTTATGCCTCGTGTAATTGGAGGATCTACGCAATGGACACCTAAAGAGAAAGCACAGGCCCTAGCAGGCCAGCTATTCTTGTATGGAACTGTTGGTGTTCCTGTAGCAGAAGAGGCTGCTGCCTATGTAGCAGAGCTTAGAGGGCAGTCTACACAAGAATTCATAGCTGAAAATCCTGATTTTACAGACGCTATTAATGAAGGATTTGTTGGAATGCTTGGCAGCTTGTTAGGAGCAGGAGACTTGGCTCCTACCGAGAGCTTCAGTTTGCTAGCAGGCTTGGATGACAATGTAGTGGCTTCTATTGCAGAAGGGGCTATAGAAGTGTTTAATGGTGGGTATAGTGAAGAAGGGGCTATTGAGATGTTTACAGGCCCTTCAGCTAACATCATTAGACGCGTAGGAGATGTGGGGGCAGGTGTTGTGCTTAGTATGAAGAGCATATACGAAGTGCCCACAGGAGATGTTATGTACCAGTCTGTGTTGTCTAATCTAGATGATATAGCCGCCCTAACGTCTACGTGGACTAACGCGAGGAAATTGTATACATTGAATTCTACTGGGAGGCTTATGTCTTCTCGTGGAACTTTAATTGCTACAAAGGAGCAGCTTGGTCCTATATCCTTGCAGACCCAGCTAGGCATTGCTATGGGCTTCCCTACAGACGTAGAACTACAGCATTATAAAAACCAAGACTCTGTTAAGAGTGCTATGCAATTTAAGAAGGAGGCTCTTAAGGAACTTAAAGGATCTCTCATTGACTTTGCTAATACAGGAAATCAAGAATTGTATAACGCTAAGAAGGCTGTGATATTAGCTCCCTTCTCGGCTACAGAAAAAATGGATTTATTAAAGTCTGTTAACAAAGATGCCTTAGCTCCGGCTACTAAGCTAGACAGAGGTGTCAAAGCAGCTCAACGTTTAATTATAGAAAGTGGTGGCAGAGTGAAGCCTAATGTGGCACAAAGCTTACTACTAGAAGAGGAACAGAACTAATGGCACAATTCACTACAACCTTATCAGAGGCTACTCCAGCTAAGGCTGCCCCTGTTCACACTTCTTCTGGAAGTACAACACAGGACTTGGCTGCTGTGGCGGGACAGGGGTTACAATTGTTTGCTGGTATTAAACGCCAGCGGGATGTACAAGAACAACAACAATCTCTAGCTGGTATACAGACAGATGTTCTAAATCTAGAGGATGAGCGTAACGCTCTTCTTCTAGAAGACCAGCAGCTTGCTACACAAGTACAGCAGATTACACAGGATGGAATTACAGAGGAGGAGCAGGATGTTTTAAACTCTTTAGACAAGCAAAGAGCCAAGCTCACAAGAGCTAAACGTTCTGGTATTCTCAATCCCATTAATTTCCAGACGCGTCTAAATGCTTTACAGAAGTCAGCGTTAGCTGATGTGAGCAATTTAGCCATACAGCCGCAGATCAATTCCTTGTTTACGCAAGGACGTAGTAATGTAAGATCTGCTGTGCCTTCAGCACAAGCTCAATTCAATGCCCAAATGGACGCTAAATATGGTAGTGGGAACTGGAGCGGTGTTGATGCAGGAAGAGAGAGAGGTAGGCAGATATACTTAACACAGATGAAGGCAGATGCTGCTAATGATTTCTCCACTTTCCGTGGGAAGGAGTCTATTACCTTCATGAACATAGCAGATGACCATGTACGGGCTCTTCGTAACACATTAAATGAGAAGGGAGCATTAAATGATTTAGATGTAGATGCCTACCGTACGGGGATTAATTCTTCTACACAAGCTCTGTTACGTAGTATTGATGAGGCTGTGTTAGAGAATAGAAAACAAAATCTTCCAATTAATCCTGAGATTGTCAAACAAGCTAAACAACGTGTCCTAGATAATCAGAAATTCTACATGGGGTTTTTAGAGAAGGGACAAGAGTTTGGTGATAATGTCATGATGAGCCAGCGACTGGCTAATATGAACACTATTGTAGACGAGATTAATAAAGCTCGTAATCCCGCTCTAGGGCAAATCTCTGCTCTTGTAGCAGGCACTGGTAGTAACGGCGACTTAATGTCTATGGCGCAACTAGTGAGTAGTGATGATAGTTTGT